AAGATAGTTTCCAATGGGAATCCCCGTGTTCGGGTCAATATCTTCTTCCAACAGATAGATTGCTTGTAAATCTTCAATTTCGGCGGTTGTCGTGCTATCAATGATTTCGCCCAACAACCAAAGCAAATCTTCATCCTTGAACATTTCCGCATATTTGCGTTTCAGGATTTCGTGATTCACTGATTGATAATAATGCCGTGCGTCAATCTTCAAGCAATACTGACAGTTTGGCACATCGTTCCACATTGCATCTTGCAGCCGGAACAACGCCTTGTGGATTCCCCGTTTTGGAATCGCGGAATAGGTGTCACTGGTAAAGTTATTTATCAGGCACGGTTCAATTACCTGTAAAATCGCCCATTGACAAATACGGTCAGGAAAATATGGAAGTTTGTAAATCTTCCGGGTTTTCTTTCCCTCTGTCTTGTAAAAGATTTCATATTCGGAAGTGTGGTAAGTATGATTGATAAGCATTTCCTGAATCTGCTTCAAATACTTGTCAGGGTCTTCGTCAATCATCTTAACTTCCTTATACCAACCTTTTCCTTTCTTTGCGTTCTTGTGCGCTTTCCTTAAATTTTCAATGTCATATATCTTTTCAAATAAATTGTCATAGCGTTTCATTCATCCTTACTTTTTGTATGCAATAGATGGTCAAGTTGGACTGAATACCAACACAACCTTCTGTTTGTCCTTAATCCTTTCCGAATCAAGATTCTGTATTTTGGCAAGTGCCACGGTCAAAGGGCTTACCACGCTTTTATTTGAAACAGCCGGGGCTATTGCTTCCCCGGCTGAATCTTGCATTTACTAAGTGACTGCTGATATTCCGATTCCGATTACTGACACTGTTATTCAAATTCCAATAGAAAGTGCTGGCATTCATGCCATTATTCCAATTACTGCCTAATTGAGTGATTGTTTTTTGGCTTTTACCATGCGTAACACAACAGTTAGAAATCAGCTCACCCTTCGACCTCTATAATCAATCCTTGCGGATGATTATGCAGCCATTTTTTCATTCCACGCGGCGATTGCAGCCGTGTAAACCGCGCTATCCTTAACAGGTACATACACCAAGCGACCGCCGAGATACCGATACCGATTACCGACACCGTTATACAAACCCCAACAGAAAGCGCCGGCACGCATGCCATTATTCCAAAGACCGCCCAATAGAGCGATTCTGTACCCGTTCAAGTTGGAAGTCAACCAAGTGTAATCACCAACAGGAAGGGAACTGTTACCAAGGCATTCAGAAGCCATGAACAGCCAATCACATGCGGTTGAATATCCCATAGCGGAAATATAACCGCCTGCATTTGCAATCGTGAATCCCGCCGCTTCATAATTGCCGGAATTTTTGCTTTCCGCAAAATTGAAGTCGTTGCAGATATACGGCTGACCGCCGCCCATGCTGCCATTCCCCCAAATGTTGACACCATAAACCATCTTCCAGATATTGCCCCAAGGGTTTTCTTTCCCTCTCCAAGTGATAGCAACTTTCCCGTTCGCGGTTTCGGTTGTCTGTGTATCGCCCTTCGTGTTGATTGTGGAAGCCGCGCTTCCCGTTCCGTTTCCAAGGCTTGAAGTGCTTCCAGTCAGGGAAGAACAGTTGTAGGAACTGTTATCGGAAATGGAAACAACGCCGTTTGCAACCGCTGACTGTAAATTCATGTTCCTCATTTCAATAATCATCAACAGTTGGGTTGCGGATTCCGGCTTGATTAAATCACCATGCCATTCCGTACCCCGGTTTTGTGCAAGGATTTCAATGTTCGGTCTTGTCAAACCTTGCGTCAAGCCGGACGCGGGTTTTGCGTTGGCAATGGAACAGAACTTGTCAGCGGCGGTGTTCATAATCTGCGAATCATCAAGGATATATGCACCCGTTCCGTCCGTTCCGCCGTCAGCGTCCCAAATAGAACCTTCAAACGCGGATTCAAGGATATAATCAATTTCGTTGCCGTTGGCATCATAGAAAGCCGGATGCAGCCGGAAACCCGCCCTTGCTTTTTCGGAAACGTAGTAGTTGGCTTTCCGCAAGTGATAACCAATCCCGGTATCAATCGGATCATACACAACAGGGCATACCAGATAATAGAATTTCGGCTGATATACCATGACTTGCCCCATTGAACCGTCTTCGGCATAATCATCATCACCTTGCCAAGCAACGATTGTTCCATCATCGGAAACGTTGCACCGTTTCCGTCCGCCGTACATACTGAAAGCATCAAAGTCCGTCCCGGCGGTCAGATTCTTCGCCCCGGCAATTCGTGTGAAGGTCTTGTTCTTATAGTCCACCTGAACACCAAGAATATCATCGTCCGTCAATCCAAGGTATGCGCGCAAGTCCGCGACACCCGAAAGAATTTCCTGACTGTTGAAATTCTCGCTTCGTAATTCAGCAAGGTTTGAACTCGCTGAACTGTTTTCGGAAGTCAGTGATTGCAAAACGGCGTTCGCCGTGGTAACAGAAGCGTCAAGGTTTGTCTTTGCCGTGTTCGCATTTGTGATAACCTCTGACAATTCCGTTTTGACCGTCCCGGCGTTGTCAATCACTTCCTGCAACTGACTTTTCGCCGTAGAAGCGTTCGTGATAGCCGTTTCAAGGTTTGATTTCGCCGTGGAAGCGGTTTTGTTCGTGGTATCCAAGGAAGCCTTGATTGAATTTGCCGAATCAATCACGGTCTGCAAATTCGTCTTTGCCGTGTTCGCGGTTGAAATTGTGGTTTCAAGGTTCGTCTTTGCGGTTTCGGCGTTGGTTTTCGCTGTGTTCGCGTTCTTCGTTGCCGTTTCAACGTTCGTTTTAGCCGTGTTCGCCGTTGTCGTTGCGTTCGTCAGGTTGGTTTTCGCCGTGTTCGCCGTGGTAACAGAAGCGTCAAGGTTTGTCTTTGCCGTGTTCGCCGTACTGGTTGCCGTGGTTAAATTCGTGATAGCCGTTTGTGCAGCCGTCACTTTTGCGTCAAACGCTTCGACCTGTGAATCAACATCGTCCTTTGCGGCAATTACGTCTTCTTTCAACTGCGAATAACTTTCGTTATCATCGTTGACTTTCTCCAAGGCGTTTATGATGGAAGACCGCACTTCCTCACCATAAACAGCATCCTGAATCTGTTTGATATACGGGTCAATGTTCGCCATTATTCTTCACCTTCCTTTTTTTTCTGTTCACTTTCTAATTTTTTAATATAATTAAAAAGTTCCAACGTTTCTTGATTCCTTACTTCCGCAAGTACAGAACACAAGATTGCATCAATAATTGAAGGGGGTAATCCGCAATTATTGATAAGGATAACAAGTTGCTGCTTAACACTTGAAATTAAAACTTCAATCGGTTGTTCTTTCATTGTCGTTTCCTTCCTTTCCAAACGTTACTTCGCCGGAAAATGATTCAGTTGAAGTTCTTGCTTCTAATCCTTTTTCGTTATCTTTAATAGGCTCTAAGATTACCATAATTTTTTTCACCACCTTTTTAATTCCAATATCCAACAATCAAGCCGTTTGCAACCCGTATTTTTGAAGTTGAATAACTCCAAGATACACCGCCGTTTGAGTTAGCAGAAATTGAAATTGCTGTACAAACGGGAATTGTGCCTGAAAAAGTGGTGTACCAACTACCGTTATACTTTGCCGCGGATGCGCCCATTCTTATATTTTGGATTTCAAAATTATGACAATATAGATTACATCCAAGGTGTAAGCCGTATTGGTCATAAATACTGTTTGCCCTCGAAAAGCAAAGCATTGTTGTATAACTACTTGCACTTGAAGATGCTTTTTGGCAAAAAGCCATATATTTCCCCGTGCTTTCAAGGTCAAAAACAAGCCCTTTGTGTGAACTATCACTAGTCCAACTATTCGTTCCGATTTTTCCAACAGTAGAGCCGTTACGATAATACCAACAGCCCGTTGAGTTTAACGCCATCAATTTATAATTTGATGAATCATAAATGCAAAGTTCGCCGCTTTCAAACTGGATATACTTTGAAATATTGTTCCAAGCAATCTTGACCGAATAGGCGTTCTGTTGGATTTTCGTGCTAAAATCGGAAGTGTTCAGCTTCTTTGCAACCGTGGATTCAATGGAATCTGTTTTTACCTTGATTTCAGCACTTGTTGAATAGTTCTTTAATTTCCCGTCTACATACTGAACAGCCGTTTCTTTCGCGGAAAGCAGCACTTCATCTTTCGTGTTCTTGATACTGGTTTCCACTTCTGATTTTGTGTAATAGCTTTTCAACTTCCCGTCCGTGTATTCTTCCGAATCCGTCCGGGCATTTTCTTCCGCGTCCTCTATTTCCTTTTCAACACTGTTCCTGTATGTGATGTCAATTTTTTCGGCGGAAACAGAACCGCCAACCAAGCGTTCACCGACAATCTGACCGTCCATTGTGATTGCCGTTGCATATGTCCCGTTGTACCCCGTGGACGAATAACCCAACCCGTTCAGATTCCAACGCCAAACCTTTTCAGCCGTGTTCACGTCATTGGTATCCATGATAAGCTGTTCTTCCGCCGTGGTTACAACATGACCGTGGGTTGCAGCCGTTATCAGGGCGGTTGCCTGATTAATAGCTTCTTTCACGATTGCAGACGGGACGGGAACACTTTCATTGACCTTTTGCGTTGCCGCGCTGATACTGATTGTTTTTGCCGTGACCGCCGTGCTGACCGTTGTTCCAAGCGTGATTGTGTTGGAAGACAGGCTATTTAGTTGAATCGTCATTTTCGTAAGCGGAAAATAACGGTCTATCCCGTGCAGCGTGGAATGAACCTTGATGTTATCACCAAGTTTGAATTGTTCAATCTCGCTATCTGTATAGTGAAGGTCAACCGCTTTCGCTTCGATAACCATTTCTTCAAACTGGTTATCAGTCAGCCATTTCTTACCCTTTGAAAGCAGCATTTCGGCGGTTGTCACATCGTCCCAAGTGATAGTTTTGACAATCCAACCATAGGTTGCAAGTGCTTCCGCGTTCGCAATATAATCACACCCGTTGTTCACGCTTTCGATTGTCAACCGCTGTTCAAGTGCTGCAATTGGGCTTTCTTCCAGTTTTGCACCCAACGGAATAATCGCCGTCACAAGTTCCGACCAATCAAAATTTCGTGATAGGTCAACCAAGTTTTCCCCAAATTCGATTGTCTGTGTGTTCTTATTTTCATATTCCGCTATATAGTCAAGGTAATGTTTCCCGTTCTCATTCCGTACCCGTAAATAACCGCCCAAGTCGTCAACCAAGTCTTCCTTGATTTCGGTCATAGTGCTGTTATAGTTGGTATACCGATAAAGGGAATCGTTGTTGTCCGTGACCGTCACAATACCAACTGTGAACTGCTTATTTTCGTCAACTTGCGCGTTATGGGCGGCAATCAATGTTTCCAGATACCCCCGGACGGTCATATCATGGTATTCCGCCGGACGCTGAATTGAATCATTCAGGTAAGCAAGCTGACCTTCACAATTTATATACTTCCTGTTGTAAAAGTCTGTTTTCTGTTCAATCGGTCTTCCGTTGAAAATTTCAACATCATCCTGATAAACCTGAATACAAGACTTCATTTTTTGCGGAAGGTCATATTGTGGGTGATCCGGCGGCATCTTAAATTCAAAAGAACCTGCCTTGTTGACCTCTAACGTCAGTTTCGGGTCAATCAAAACAAGTTCTTCATCACGCAAATCATAAATTGGAAGTCCATCACATAATACCCTGTACATTACAATGAACCCCCCTTATATTCGATTGTGACCGTTCCCGTGCCTTTCAAGGTAATACTGTTGTCCCCTTCCTGCAATCGGATGTCATACACGGTTGTTGTACCTTTCGGCAAACTGTAAGTCACGTTATCAAAGGTCACGGTCATTGCAGCCGTTGTTGTGAATGTGGGTGATACCACCTTTCTTCTGTTTACCAGATTCACGGTTGTTGTCCCGGAAACCGTAACCGAATTGATATGGATTACACCATTTACAAAGCTGAATGTGTCCCATATCCACGGCATACCCGCGCCGTTTACCTCGATTTTGTAAGGCTCAACATCACACTTCACCACGATAGACGCGGTTCGTTTGTTCGTCTTAAACTGGTCTATGGAACAACGCCCGTAATAATAAAACGTTTTATCCGCGTCCAGAATAATCCGCATCTTCTGACCGTGCAAATAGTTTGACAGGGAAGAAAGCGCGTCACTCCAATAAGTCAAGCCGTTGGGAACTGTGAAATTCAGGGTAATCGTTCGATTCTTGAATTTCACATCGTCCCCCAACGCTTCCGAAAGGTCAATGCTTCCGTTCCTTCCAATTACGTCCACGGATTCCGTCTTTGGTTCGGGAAGGGATAAATCTTTACTTGACAGAATCAGCCCAAAATCATCATAACTGTGTTTCGTTCCGAATGTCACGCCTTGCATCTGCATTTAGATTGTCCCCCTTTCCCGTTTTCTGTAAATCTTTCCAAGTTCTTCATCCATTTCCGGCGCAAGCTCACCGACCAACGCGCCACTGTCAAGGACAACAGCCCGGTTCATAGCCGTCAGCAATTCCGGGAAGAACTCTGACAAAATTGAAATTAACGTTTCAAGTTTTTCACTCAACGCGGCGTTTTCGCTTGCTACCACTTGCCGCACAAGGTTTAACAACGTGTCCTTGCCGGAAACAACTTCGTCCCCGGCTTCGCCGCCGCCCTGTAACTTGCCTGTTTCCGGGTTGTACCCGAATATTGTTGGCGTTGTCAGGATTTTCGGGTCTTCCATTGCCTTTTTATACCACGACACGGAAAAGTGTGGTATAGACGGCGGATTCAGCGAAAATGAACCACTGATTGAAAAGTGTGGAAGTTTGATTTTCGGCAAACTCCAATTAAAATTGAAAATCCCTTTTAACCAACTCACAATAGGACTAAGGAAAGACTTAATCCCGTTGAAAACGCTTGTAAACGCTGACTTGATACCGTTCAGCACACTTGTAACCGTGCTTTTCGCGGCGTTTATCGGGGTTGTGATAGCCGTCTTGATTCCGTTCACAACCGTTGTCAC